CCGTATTCGTGCCCACGGTCCAGTTGTTGTCGGCGAAGACAAGCGGCTTCCCGGCGAAGTCCGGACTGCGATAGGTCAGCGAGCAGTCGAGGAACACGGCGTCGTCGATTGAGTCGATCCGCCTCGACGCGAACCGCTCGATGAACCGCTTGTACCCGGTGTCGGTCTCGCGAAACACCACGACGTACACCGCGGTCTCGTCGCCCTCTGGGATGCACGCGACGGACTCGTACAGGCCGTCAGTGTCGTGCCGGTGCCACGCGATCACGTCATGCTGAGGCAGGTAGGTCATGCCGAGCAGCACGCCGTCGTCGCGCACCATCCAGACGACCGAATCCGGCCCCTTCGCGTAGGCCCAGTCGACGATCGCGTGGCCTTCGAGCATGTGCTTCGCTAGTACCGAACGCTCATCTTCGGCCGTGTACCCGTCGAGCTGGAAGTCGTACCGGAACTCGCGGACGGCTCCGCCTTCGCGCTGATGGAACAACACGCGGCCGCCGACGGCCAGCGGCGCTAGATCGCCAGATCCGTAGTGAGCGTGAGCCTTTGCGTCGATGGACGACGGCCCGATTGTCCCGCCCTTGGAGCCCTGGATCGCGTACTCCGACGACCCCGTGAACGCCATGAGCACGCGCGAGTGGACGAGCCCCACAATGCGGTCGACGGTTAGCGCGGCCAGCGTGAACTCGAAGGCGTCGTCGTCGCCAGCCGGGGACGCGGCGATGAAGTTGCGGAAGCTGCCGGCGCGCGACCCGAAGATCGAATCAGTGGCGCGATCAGTACCGGCGAGGATGAGGCGCTGGTCGTAGAACGCAGCCACGGACGGGTGATTGCCTTCCGTGTCGAACGTGATCGGCGGCGCTCCTGGGGCCTGGGCCGGGAGCTTGACGAGCGGAGGCGTGTTGTAGTCTGGAGTCAATCCAGTGTCGAGAAACTCGTAGAACAACGTTCCTGGGATCGGCGTTGCCGTCTCGCCGATCCGGCCGTAGCGGATGCCGTCGTTGCTCTTGTACACGCGGTAGGTCGTCACGCCGGGAACCGTGACGGTGTGGACGTGGATAGGGTAAGCGGTAAAGAAGGCCCCGCTTGAACTCGTGAGATACGCGAAGCGTGCTTCCAGAGATGCGTAGGACTCCTCACCGGATGCAACGGCCGACACCTTGTACCACGCGATCGCCTTGACTGGCCCGTCCACGGTGTCCCGGCTCGGCTGTGGCGGTGGCGGTGTCTCCACGGCCGGGTCGGCGGGCTGCGAGTACGCAGGGTCCTGAATCGGGCACGTCGTATAGTCAGGTGCGATGCCGTCGTCGTAGAACACGAGCCCGGCAAACGTTCCGATGAGGCCGTAGATGCCGAAGTTGCGGCCACGGTAGACGTTGTACCCCGAGGCGTTCGGCACGGCCGACGGCAGCGTGATCGCCGCTGGCTTGATCGAAGAGATATTCGCCATGATGTTGACTGGCGTCGACCCGAACGATTCGATGCCGGTCGTCGCGTCGATAGACGTCACGACGTACCACCACGACTTGAGCGGGTTGAACTCGCTCCCGGCGGCGTCGTAGTTGATGTCGCCTGAGTCGACTACTGGCGGCGCGATGACGGGCCGGTTGACGAGCGGGACGATATTCCAGTTGTCCTCGGCGTGGCGCTGAAGCTCGGCCGGAGCGTGCGCGCGATGCGGGATGAAGAGAACGTCCGCCGACTGCGCGGTGCGCCCCTTGAACTCTGCGGCCTCCTCTTGGGAATAATCGGTGCGGATCTCCAGCGGTCCGGGCTGGACAAGCCCGAGGACGCGAAAGGACAGGTCGAACCCTGGTTCCTCGATCCAGCTCCCGGCAGAGAAGTAGCGCATCGACCCGCCAGAGTAGTTGTCTGTCGGGCCGGTAATGACGAGATGAACCCACGCTGGAGGCGTGTCGGCCGCCGTGACGACGACGTGCAGGACGGTTCCATCCGCGAATGTAGGGGCCACCGGGAAGACCACGTCAGGCACCCAAGTCCAACGGACAAACGGCGCGTCATTCGTGACCGGGAGCTCGTCGAGCTGAGGCCCGATGAAGTTGTTCGCGTGCATCACGATCGCGCCTGGCACGCCAGCGTTGTCATCGTAGACGTAGACCGACAGCGCGGTCCCTGACCCCGGCGGCACCCCTGCGCGCCCAGCGCGCACTTCGATCGCCGAGATCGTGAAGTCGCCCTGAGCGTCGGAGACGAACCGCTGCGCCCGCGACAGGCCCCTCGCGTCCCAGGCCAGAAGGTGCGCGACGTGTCCGTCATAGGGTAGGTCGTTTCCTGCGACGATGGGCGCGAAGTCGACGATGGGGACATGGGCGCCGTTCCTCACGAACCGTAGCGCCTCGTTGCCGAACGCGAGGACGTAGGCTTCCTCGCTGTTGAACACGAACGGGACAAGCGTTACCGGATTCGACCCTTTGGTCTCGGCGACCAACTGCGTTCCCGATCGGTTCTTCACCCCGCCTTGTGGGATCACGACGAAGTTGCGGCACGTCTTGAGCCACGAGGCGTAGGCTTGCAGGTCCACGCGAGCGTGGAGCGATGGCGTGACCTCACCGCCGACGAACGACGAGTGGCGGAGAGGCGACGCCATCTACCCGATCCTGGAGGTGTAGAGGTCGGAGTCGGGCGCCGCGTCGGGACGGTGCTCGTTCAAGTTCATCACGATGGCGCGGCCGGTGAACGCCTCGGACTTCTGAATCGTGTCGGAGACGATCTCTTGGCTCTTGGCGAGAGGGAGAGCGATGCACGCAGCAAGCTCCCACGAGAGCGCCTTCACGAACTCCGGCGGGTAGATCGCGACATCAGCGACGCGCATCGTGTAGATCAGGACGGCGTCGGTGACGTCCATGAGGATGACCTTGCCGTGCCCGGTGCCGTCGCCCTCGATGGCGTACTTGAGGCTCTGGTCGAACGTTCGGACGCGAACCCCGTCCTCGATGCCGCGCGGCATGATGCAGTCGGCCGGGAGAGCGTAGCGGTAGACCCACTCGGCCGGAGGATCGCCAGACGGGACGAGCGCGAGCCTCTTTCTGGCGAAGCCCCAGTCGGCGCGGCGCAACAGCTCATCGCGCGTGTCGTCGTACCAGAGGTCGCACTGAATCGCCTGCTCGGTCTGCTCGTCGCGGGCTTCGATGTAGCGCGCGTCGCGGCAGTTCGAGAGAGCGAAGTTGCAAATCTGGACTTCGGAGGAGGCCACGCTTAGTACTTCTTGCCTGGGGGTGTGGGCTTGGGCCTGGCTTTAGGTTTCATCTTGGATGCCATGGGCTCTCCGGTGTGGGCCGGGGACTGAAGCCCCCGGCCCGGTGGATCACTTCGGTTGATGCGCCTGCTTACGCTCGGCCATGACCTCCGGCGTCGCGTACATCGGCGGAGCGGCTTTCGACTTCGCTTCCATGCGAGCGGCCTTCTCGTGTTCCGCACTCTCCCACGCGGGCTCTCCGCTGGGGTACTTGAGGGCGTCACGCTGAGGTCTCGTTCCGTCGGCGATGGTGAACGGCTCGCCGGGCTTGTAGTAGTGACCGAGGCGGTAGAAGCCACGGTCAGGGAGTGTGTACTGCTGCGATCCTGATTCGGCCTTATCCTTCGCCATCACACCACCTTACGCCTGAGCCGTCTGCTGGCCGCCACGCGGCACGAGCGCGACCGTGATGCGACCGGCCCCGGTGAACGCCGTACCGGCCTGCGTTAGCCTGGCTGTGAGCCACCGCAGCAACGGAGCACCACGCGGGATGTCCACGGGGAATCTGTAGCCGAGAACCATCGACGCCGTGACGACGGCCTCCGAGTCGTTGATGAGTGTCGTGAGCGCCCCAGCGGTAGCCCCCGTGAAGAGTTCGACGTTGAGGCTCGTTCCGCCGGCTGCGGCGGCGTCCGTGATGATCGCAACGAGGTCGAGATCGCTGAGGTTCGGAGTGATGTCCGACTCGGCCTGGGCCGTGCCACCACCGAGAAGGTCGATCGTGTCGTACGACGTAGATGTTGCGGCTGGGATCGCCGAGAGGAGCACGTTGTCCACGAGGATGTTCTGCTTGTCGAGAATCATGTGGTTCTCCTGCCCTTACACGAGGGGCGCTTCGGTGGCGAGCATGCCATCGAGGATGTGGACGGGGTAGCCGAGGAACTCCGTGATCGGCTTACCGGCGTAGGTCCCGAGTGTGAGTTGCGACGACGCCTTGGTCATCGCGCCGCGGTGCAACATCTCGCCGATGGTCCTGTTGGTGTAGATGTTGAGGCGACCCACGCTCGGGTCGTAGATCTTGTAGTACGCGGCGATCATCGCGTCCACGATGAGAGCCATCTCGGCAACCGTGTTGATGTCGGTCGTATCGAGGTTGCAGACGCGGGCGATCTGGCGCCGGTCCTGGACGCACAGGCCGAGGTTCCACATCCAATGCGTCACCCATGCGGTGTATTTCTTGGACGATCCGGCGTCCACGATCTGCTTGTTGAGATCCTCCATCTGGATTCCGGCCAGCATGCCCTTGGGGTAGATCAGGTAGGTCGTGTCCTCGCCCCAGCACACGAACCAGATGGACGACTGCTCGTTTCCGGCAGCGGTCGTGCCGGTATAGGTCGCCCCGTTGACGACGTTGGGAGTTGCCAGGGCGGCGTAGCGAGGCGACAGGCCGTGGATCTCCTCCGGGTTGTCGGACACGCTCGCGTAGATCAAGGCGCGGACGGCTTCCTTGTTGAGCGCCGACATGAAGGCCCGGTCTTCAGAGTACCGGAACGCAGCCTCGTTGCCGTTGAGTTTCGCGAGTCCGGCATCGACGTAGGAGAAGCCTTCCAGCATCCCGCAGGACTCGTCGTACTGTGTCGTGGTGGACTTCGACGGCACGATGCCGTCGTTGAAACGCCGCCATCCGAGGGCTGGCTCCGTGTTGCGCGTGGTGAACCTGTGTCCTGTCTGGAGGTTGCCTTCCTTGACGACGGCGTGCTCCAGGATTGGATTCTTTTTCGAGAGGACCTCGACGATGTTCGCGATCGTCCCGTCGGGGTCTTGCCGTCGGACGATATCGAGCATCGTGGGGTCGGTCAGATTGAGTGATGCCATTGTGGGTTACTCCGTTTGTTTCGTCATGGTTGGATACAAGCTTCTGTGCAGGTCGGCTTCGGTCTTCATGCCGCCTCCACCACCTTGCGTCCCGGCCGACGAGTCCTCCTTGATCGCTTGCCCCACCTTGAAGGCGAAGCGGGCGAAGTGGAGGTAGGCGTCGGGGCCGGTTTCCTTCGAGTCGAGGAAGGCCGTCAACTCTGGCGACC